CCAACCCCTAACGTATTGTCAGAAGGCGTGACCCCAACCTCTAAGAAGATGGTACCTACCGACGTCACTGCAACTTTAGTTCAGTATGGCGACGTAGTTACGATCTCCGATGTGATTATCGATACCCACGAAGACCCGGTTCTAATGGAAGCAGTCTCCGTTCTCGGTGAACAAGCTGCTCAGATGATCGAAACAGTGAGATTCGGTATCTTGGTTGCTGGCACTAGCGTTCAATACGCCAACGGCACTTCTCGCTCCGATGTTAATACCCCAATCACTTTGGCACTGCAACGCAAAGTAACCCGCGCTTTGAAACGTCAAAATGCTCGTTACATCACCACGATTATCAAATCAACTCCTAGCTATGCTACTCAGCCTGTAGCTGAATCCTATATTGGTTTGACACACCCCGACGTCGAAGCTGATCTGCGTAATATCTCAACTTTCGTACCTGTAGAATTATACGGTTCTGCTACTCCTTACGAGGGTGAAATCGGCAAGTTGGAAAACGTTCGTTATATCGTAAGCACGATCTTCACTCCATTTTCTGGCGATGCTAACAAAGGCGGCGCTGTCGGCACGATGATTCCTAACGATGTAACCGCTGCGAACGCCGCAGTATACCCTGTTTTGTACATCGCAAAAGACGCATACGGTATTGTTCCTCTGAAAGGCATGGGCGCTATTACCCCGACTGTTGTTAACCCTAAACCATCGGATTCCGATCCTTTGGCGCAAAGAGGCCACGTAGGTTGGAAGAGTATGCAGACCGCATGTATTTTAAATGACGCGTGGTTAATTAGGCTCGAAGTTGCGGCTACTTTATAACATATTAACTTGACATATAAGCAACTCCAGAGTACAATAAGGGCTACCTTATTCCTCTGGGGGCTTAGATGCCAATAAAAATTTGTGAAATATGCGGTAATGAGTTTAAAGCTAGGCTAAGCGTTTATCGTACATGCGGGGTGAAGTGCCGGAACGACTTAATCGCTAAAGAGAAAGTCGCCAAAGGTTTGGTAGTTAAAGAGTGTGAAGTTTGCGGTAAAGAGTTTACTAGGACAGCGTCTCAACCCGATAGCAGAACCTGTTCTCGTAAGTGCCGAGATGTAGTATCTGGCTTGAGTAACAGGCGACGTGTCATAAAAAAATGTATTACTTGCGGAAAGGACTTCGAAACAGTTGAGTCTAATAAGGATTCGGCTAAGTACTGTTCAAAGCAGTGCATGTATGACAGGAACAAGGAAACTACTAAAAGACCATGCGTAGTATGCGGCACATTGTTTACTTCGCCACCGAGCCATCAACATGTTAGTACCTGCTCTACTGAGTGCGGATATAAAAACCGGGTCGTACTTACTGGGGAAGCTAGTAATTTCTGGCAAGGGGTCGGCCTAACGAGTTCTTCTGCATGGAGTGCAAGGTATAGGGCCACCAAGCTCAATGCCACACCAGCATGGGCGGATCTTGAAAAGATACAGCAAATTTACACGCTATGTAAGCAAATTAGTGAAGCAACCGGGGTACTACACCATGTAGATCATATCGTACCCCTACAAGGCAAACAGGTGTGTGGGTTGCATGTAGAGTCAAATCTGCGTATAATATCTGCCACAGAGAACATAAGCAAATCAAATAATTTTTTAATAGAGGAACCACAATGACCGCACAAGTCGCAGACTTTACCAACCAAAAGCAAATTGATGCGTTTAACACCGTATCACTTGGCAGCGCCGGCTTAGCCGAAGGCACCAACGCCGCTACGCTCAAGACATCTAACATTTTACACTTCCGTATTAACGGCCAAGCCTACGTTAAAGCAGCCACCGATAACATCGCGTGGCCTTCATTAACCACGGTTATCGCCGCAGGCTCAACTGTGTATTACTTGGTCTCCATCACCGCCGCCGGCGCCCTGGTGCTGACTGCCCCTCCTGCTGCTCGCGCGGGCGACCCTGATACCACCGGATTGTTGTTAGGCGCTCTGCCTGCCAACCAAGCAGTTATCGGTATCATGAAGCTCGTAACTACTGCAGAGTTCACCCACGGTACTACTGATCTGGGCGGCCAAGGCACTTTCGCCAACATCAACTCATACCCAGCTAACGGCGATCCAACTGTATTCACATACGCATAATAAGTAACACGGCCCCCACAGGCCTAGCCGCGTGGGGGTTCTTTTATCCTTGACTGGGGACAACATGGCATTTTCAACAAAAGAACTTAAAGACAAGAGCGAGCCAGAACTGGCTGCTATTGCAGAAGAATTAGGGCTGCAGCTTAACGCTGAGTCCACCGGCAAGAACACATTTATCATGGAGATAATTCAGGCTCAGGAAGAGGATGCGGCTGCAAGCGTTGTCGAACCTTACGTGGCAATAACCGAGGCAGCGATCGATTTAACTAAACCTGAAGTCGTCATAATTCCACGCAAAGTAAAGGAGAAGCGCGTACGCATCATCGTTTCGAACCAAGAAGGAGTGGAGCAAACTCCGTTCGTCAAGGTGCAAGTAAATGGCGATATGTTCGTTCTACCGAGAGAAATAGAGGTAGCTGTCCCTGAGAGCGTAGTAGAGGTACTCAACAACGCAGTGGTAACACGACTAGTTAAATCAAACGGCGACTGGATCGAGCAAAAAGCACGCAGGTTCCCCTTCACCGTACTAGGCCCAGCTAAATGAATTTAGGTCAACTCATATCGCTCGCAAGGACCCGTACTCGAGACAAGGTAGTCCCTTATTTCTGGAGCGACGATGAGTTTACTGAGTTTGCTAACTCCGCTGTTACCGAGGCGTGCGCCAGGGCGCGGTTGCTGCAAAGCCAAGTCCACCTCGCGGTGACACCTGGACAAAAAACCGTTACTGTACCGTATACGATGCTTAAGCCGCTTAGTGTACTATTTGTGGACCAATTAGGCGGAACGGTGTCGGCTGGCAATTTCATCGTCGGCCGATGGTATACGATACTCACCCCTGGTACTACGGTTTTCACAACGGTTGGAGCCGCTAACAGCACAGTGGGTACACTCTTCCAAGCCACGGGAGTCGGCACCGGCACCGGCACCGCTATACTCGGCCGCGAATCCTGGTTAAACCCGGTGAGTCAGCGAGTGATGTTAGAGGCGTCAGCGTTCGCGATTACCCCCAGCCGGCCTACACATTTTAGCCGAGGGATAGCGGATAATACTATCCAAACATACCCAGTTTCTAATATTGCAGGAACCTTAGTAGCTACTATAGCTCGGATGCCTACTACCGCGGAAGAGCTGGTTAGTACCACATTAACTGGGGTACCCGTCATTCCAATCGAGTTCCATAGAGATCTTGTTTACTGGATGTTATCCGAGGCATACTCAGTCATGGATGCAGACCAGGGCGATAAGAAGAAGCAGGAATTCAACGAAGAAAAATTTGAGAAGCGATTCGGCAAGAAAGTAACTGCCCTCGGTGAGGCGCAAGGCAGAAAGAACGTAGTGGGTACCGACATGCGAGCGCAACCATACGGGGGCGCAGCTGGGTTTTCCTCTGATTATTTTAACTCTGACCGATGAGCGCTTCGTTTAAACTCCCGGTTAACGGGATGAACAACAAGGTCTCAATTGAGACCCTTCCGCAGCCGACCGAGGATATCCCTTGGTCTAAGGCCAGAAACGCAGTTAATTGTATATTTGATGACCGCGGGAGGATTCAGTTCCCGCGCCCCGGCAAAACCCTTAAATACGCAGGTGATTGTTCCTGGGTGTATAAGGGGCCGAATATAACGCTGTTTGTTGAAGGAGGGAGTCTGAAACGCCTTAACTCTGATAACACAGCTGCAGTTGTAAAGTCAGGAGTTGGCGACAGCCGGATGAGCTACACCACGGTTGAGAACCTAACATATTGGGCCAACGCTGTAACATCAGGAAAAGTAACCTCGGCTGGGGTAGCTTCTGAGTGGGGGGTACAACGGCCCCCACGGCAACCTGACGTAGCTGCACTTTCAACTGGCGGTTTACATGCTGGGTCTTATCGAGTGGCTATAACATGGATTGGCAGTGATGGACTTGAAAGCGGAGCCGGCCCTTCTGCTAGAGTGGAAGTGCCCGCCGGCGGCGGAATCCACGTAAATAATTTCCCAGCTCCCCCCTCGTATGCTACCAAAGTTGCACTATATGTATCCTCGGTAAACTCGAAGGACCTCTATTTATACGAGGAATACCCAGCTACGGTGAACGACGCGGTAGTCTTCTTTAAAGAATGCACCATACCACTGCGAACCCAATTCATGTTCCCTCCGTTACCTCGGGCGGAAGTACTCGCTCATTACGGGCGTATTTACTATGTCGTAGGAAAGCGCCTTTACTATACCCTGCCCGCCAATTACGGGTTGCAACGAAAGAATAGCTTCTGGGCGTTTGATTCAGACATACAGGTTATAGCATCAACTCCAAAAGTTCTATTCGTCGGAACGCTAAACAGAGTTGTTAAGATCACGGAGATTGATGGGGAGGGACCCCCAGTATTCGAGACCTTGAAGGATTATGGTGCGGTAAAAGGCAGCGTCGCGTATGACCCCAACGGCGTCTCTGCGTATTTCATGACAACGCACGGTCTAGTAGCGGTATCTCCAGAAGGGGTCGAAGAACTAACTTACAAAGATGTGGCGATCCCGTTTTTTACGTCCGGGACCACGTCAGTTACTGAGCGAGATGGGGTCAAACTTCTCACTTTTATAGGGCAGGGGGGAACTCAGAACCCACTTGCCGATGATGAGTATAATACTAGCGAGCTTGCACGCGGAAGTCTTTGACTATCCCTAAGCGATGTGGTATCATGCGTGTATGGGCCGCTACCCGGCTTTCAATTAATATTTTAACAGGAACCTCCGGCCATGGCTGATCCAACCCTTGCTGACTTACAACTTTTCTACACCGGTGGTGGGTCTAATAGTACCCCCTCACTGTCGATCGGAGGGGCCATATCCTCTGAGAGAGTCTTATCTCAATCCGCATCTGCGCTAACTACACTCACAGGCGTTACCATCGACGACGCAGTCGGAAACACTGAAGGGACTGGCACCGTCACTTATTCAGCATCGTCAACCTCGTTGACTTATCAACCACCTAATGGTAGCCCAGGCACTGCTATAAATGTTTCCGCTAACGGAACCTATTTTATCCAGGGCGCTAGTAATGGCGGCGGATTAGCCGTTACTGTAGTCGCGGCAAGCCTCCCAACCGCCACAGTTTCTAATACGGTTACCATCGCAAACAGATTAAACAAGCTCTTCGCTGATCAGACCAAAGCGGAGTCAGACACCGGGGTTAATAAGTACCACTGTTTTGCGATTAAGAATGCGCATGCGACGCTCCCCATGGTCGACGTAAAAATGTGGATCGCAAGCAATACCCCTGGGGCTGATACAGATTCGCTATTCTTAGATCCATTGGCGGCCAGCAACGGCGCGGTAGGCCCAACAGCTGTCGCAAACGAGAACACCGCCCCAGGGGCCAGCACATTCGTGGTGCCGGACTCC